GCCGTCGCCTCTCATGGACCCGCTGTCGCCGCTCAACCCGGCCTCACCCCTGTCGATCTATTCACACAGCGTTCCGAGCTATGACACCGGACCGTCGCACTGCCATTCAAGCGACAGCGGATCGTCGTCCTACTCATCATCGAGCGACAGCGGCAGTTCGTGCAGCAGCAGCGACAGCGGCAGCAGCGGAGGCGGCGGGGACTAACTTGACACGCCGGGCAAGTTAACCCATAACACCCCTGCGGCTTGCGACTAGGCGCACCTGCCGCAGGGGACAGAAGATGAGCGCAACCGTAAAAGTCGGGCCGTACCCTTTCTCCGTGTACGTCGTTTATCAGATGGTAGCCGGCCCGCTATACCGAGATGGCGACGAGGCGCAGCCCGGCGTAAACGTCAAGCTGAGAGAAATAGCTTACTTGGCTGCAAATCTGCCAACTGACTACACCATCGGAGACCTTCGCCGCGCATGGCTCGGGGCAGAGGTCGCACGTTGACCGCCCCCACCTGTTGCCGCGAGTGCGGCGCGCCCTTCACGGCGCGCCGGCTCCACGGCGAGAACCTGTTCTGCGCGGTCGAGTGCCGCAAAGCCTGGAACAACCGGCGCATGACGCGCGGCGCTCAACTGTACGACCTGTTCATGATCCTGCGGTATCAGCGCGGCATCGCCAAGGCGCGCGGCGTGTGGGCTATCGTCTGCCGCCTCGCCCAAGACTGGCGCGAGGAGGACCACCGCGAGCGCGCAGGCCGGCAGTCGTGGCGCGAGTACGCGACCTTGCACGACGGGCTCTTGCCGCAGCGGATCGAGAAGCTGTCCGGCCTGGACTACAACACGCACCGAGGCGCGGTCGAGAACGGGATCTCGGCGCGGTCATTGAGGGGGATGTGATGCCAAAAGAAACGAGCCAAGCCGCCATAGATTTCGGCATGCGCAGCGCAGAGAAGCTATTCAAAGACAGGAAGGGGCACGGGGGCGGGCCTTGCTCCTACAGGACATTTCGGCCCCACCAAATCGCCGCCTTGCTCGCGCTGGCATACGATGCCGGCGCAGATCAGGCGGCCTCTAAGCCCCGCACCCCGGCAGGTTCTTGAGGCGGTCCCCGAGCGTGTCGAGATGGTCGTTCAGCTTTCGCATCTCGCCGTGGCGTAGATCGCTGATCTCGCGCGCGAGCCGGATCTCTTGCTCGCGGACGAGCGTGCAGCGGTCTTGCGACGCCGCGAGCGCGTTCAAGCCTGACACGATGTCGTCGCCCAACTGCCGGCCCATGACCATGCCGCCAAGAGCAGCCATGCCCGCAGACCCAACACCGGGAGGGTCCGCGATGTGAGCGGGCTTTTCGTGTTTGGCCTTCATCCAACCAATGACGGCCAGCAGCACGGCACCGCCGCCACCGACCGACATGAGGGCAATCAGCATGTCGACCCACGGCTTCACGTCATCAGCGGACATTACGCACCGGCGCTCCGTTGGATAGCGACCCGCTCTTGTTCATGTCGTATCCGGTCGACAGCGTACACCAGCCCTCGAATACAAAAAACACGACATAGAAGCCCATGCCTGCGGGCAATCTGGCGTCCTCGACGACAGACCCCGCGTACATCAGAAATCCGATGCTCATCCAACAGAGCCCGCCGGACAAAGCCCCGATGAAGCGGACGATAGGGGTCCGCTTCCACCATCCGTTGATCGCGAGGCCCAAGCAGCGGAGAGCGCCAACGCAGACAGCGGCCGAGCCCCAAGATGTTTCTCGCATGACCATCGACATCACGCGGTACGCCGGCAGGTCGAAGTACGGCTCAGGCCGGAGCAACGTCGCCCCCCACATCAGCATGCAGCAGGCCAGCAGCCATTCCAGTGGCCGCGTCATGTGCATCGCTGTCGCCGTGTGGTTCTGTGTCACGAGTTGCGTTTCCCGGCGAACAAGCCCCCAAGGAAACCGCCGATATCTGGCAGGGTTGCCTTTTCCTCCGGCGTTGGGGCCGGCGCGGGCTCGCCATTGTGCAGCCCGCTCCGCTCGTCATCAACCCGCGCTTTCACAATCCCGCGCGAGGCGAGCGCGTTATACGCGAGCGGAATGAACGCGATCAGGTACGGCGCGACTGCCGAGATGATCGACCCGAACGGCGGCGGCAGGAACCCGAGCAGTACCGACGAGCCGAACGGCATCTCGGCCGGCGCGGTGTAGGCTGCGTGTGCTGCGGCTACCAGGGCGGCCAGGATGCCGAGCGCACTCGTCCAAGTCACCCGGTTGCCTTCGATGGCAATTGTGGAGCCTTGGTTCCGCAGATCCTTCGCGGTTGTGTTCGCGCGGGCTTCCGACACGATGGCCGTATTCTCATTGTCCGCAAGCGCCGCCTTCGTCTCCGGCCCCCAATGCCCATCCGTCGTGATGCCCGCGCGGGATTGCAGGAGGCGGATCGCGGCGGCAGTGTCGTCGCCCCATATGCCATCGACCTTGCCGACCTTGAAGAACTTGAGATCGCGCAAACGCTGCTGGATCGCGCGAACCTCGAACTCCGCGAGCCCGTCCTCTGCCCACTGCCGGCCGGCAGGGGCGGCCTTCGCCGCCTTGGGAGACGAGCCAGCCTTCAGTGTCGCCACCGGCAGAGCAACCGTGTACGGCGTCAGGAACTGCATGCGCTCCGCAGCGCGCCGCGTACGGATCTCGGCCGGCTTGTCCCACGCGAGGATCGCTTCAGCGCAGCCGAGCTTGTCGCCAGCGTTCAGCTTCTTGAGGAAGGTCGACCGCTTGAACCCGCCAACCCCGATGTTGAAGGCAATCGACACCAAGGCGTCGGCCTCGTTCTGTTCGAGGGGCACGGTCACAGCGGCCAGTATCGGGGCGGCGTGCGTGTCGATATCGGCCGCGAGGTACGCCTCTGCTTGCGCCCGCGTGATCCGGTCGCCGCGCTTGACGCCGGCCGTATGGCCCCAGCCAATCGTCCAGACACCGACGCTGTCCTTGTACGCCGTGAGACGCACGCCCTCCCGCTCTTTCAGAACGTCGAGGCCAATATCCGAAACGCTTGCCATCTGTCCCCCTACTGATCGCGCGTGTCGCCGAAGGCCCGGCGACTGAACAAGAGATCTCTCGTCTTGAAGTCGTTCTGTTCCAACCCTTGCCACACGTTCGACGCCGTGCCAACGCCTTGCCCGAGCGGCAGGCCGAATGTGTACCCGGCGAGTTCGGCCGCGCGCTTTGCGACTAGACGCGCTTCCACATCCTCGCCCTTAGCGACCTTGTTCGCATCCTGCGCCAGCTTCACGGCGAGATCCCCGAACCGGGACAACGGCGACATCTGGTACGCGAGGCCGCTATCGAGAGACCCAGCGATGTCGCGCGCCACCGGGACAGACATCAGCGGGTACAGCGCCGCCTTGCGGAACGCCCACCACGCCAGCGTCTCTTCGTCGTCCTTCCACTTCCCCACCAGGGCATCGGCCATAATCGCCGGCAGGATGACAAGGAACAGCGAGCGCGCCAGTAGATGCGGGATATCCTCGTATTCGCCGTCGCGCATCATGATCCGCGTGTCGCGGCCCAAGGTGCGCAGCCGGTTGTAGTACAGATTGAAGTACGAATAGAACATCGTGTAAACTTGCAGAGCCTCGTTCTTGTTGCCCATGATCGACGACAGATCCTTGGCCGCGCCGGACCCCTGCGTCAGCCGTACCGCCCGGTCGCCCGCGCGCACGGCCCCGGTCTCGTCGGTCGGGTACGCCGCGAGATGCTGGTTGTACGCTCCGAGCCACGTCGGCGCGGCCACCATGCGATCCGCCATCGCCGTGCCGTAGAACGCGAACCGCTTCACGTTGTCGACGACGCCCGTCTTGCCTTCGAGCCGCGCCAGAGCGGACCGCACGTCTCGGTCGAGGTTGTTCGTCCGGTCCCGCATCTCGCCCGACTTCGACGAGATCATGTTCCATGTGTCGACCGGGTGCCGCACCATCGCCGCGAGAGCGCTCGCCATGTACGACGGCTTGACCATTTCCATGGCGTTCGACCAGCCGGCAAGCTGCGAGACCGCCGTCGTCACCCGGAACCCCATCGCGTACAGGCTGATATTCGCCCGCGCGCCCGACATCATCCGAGCCACGGCGGCGGACGGCGGCGGCGCGCCGCGCTCGTTCGCGATCCGTTGCAGCCACGAATACATCTCGCGGTACACCGGGCGGCCCATCGTGTCCGCGATGGCCGCCGATACCTCGCCGTCCGAGATCAGCTTCAGCGTGTCGCGCACGGCCTCGCGGTGCGTGATGTTGTGAATGGCGGCGTCGATGTGCCCGGTCAACGCGCGGAGATCCAGCAGCACCGGCCGCGCGTACCCATCGACGCGGGCCTTGGTGAACCCGTGCGCGACTGCCGGCCGAGACATGACCGAGTTGTCGAAGAACTTCGCCTCGTCCTGCGCCGCCCGTTGCTCGACGTCGAACGCCTGCGCCGGATCGTACACCATTGGGTAATACCCGCCGGCATACTCACCGAACGCGGTCTGCACCTTCCGGCGTTCCAGGCGCGGCGGCTCGACGCCGGTTAACCGGCGTTCCAGCGCGGCGGTTTCCGGCCAGAACCCCTCAAGCAAGTCCCACATCGCCTGAACCCGATCCCAATCCTCTTTCGTGAGAATGGATAGGGCAGAGTTCATTTCGTCTTCCGAACGGAAAGATTTTTTGGCCGTGAACTCGCCTTTGAGGATCTTCTCTCGATTGCTTTCCGTGCCTTGGTTTAGTGCGATTGCATAGATTTCTGACCGAGTAAACGCTAGTTCTGGCCTTAATGGAACGGCCTTCAATTCGCTCAAATACCCGGCGTCGAGCCCGTCGAGGATCGCCTTCAGCTTCTCCGACACGGCGAGTTGCATCTCGCCCTTGCGGTTCTGCGCATCGACGAACTTCTGAAAAATAGTCCGCGTGAACGCGCCGTTGACGTCGCCTAGGTCGAGCCACTGGAACACCTGTTCCATTTTTAGAAGGTAGGCGTCGACGCCGGCCGTCAGCATCCCGAACCGTTCGAGCGCATCCGGGTTACGCCGTTTCAGACCCTTTTTTGGCGGCGTCGCCCGCGCCTGCGCGACAAGCTCGTCGCGCGCGTTCTGGAACGAGACGAGCCGGCCCTTTTCGAGGAGCCGGTTCTTCAGCCGGCCCAGGTGCTCGACGTTCTTGACGACGTCGCGCAGGGCCGACAGATCTTCCATCGTCATATCCTTGTAGGATACGAGCGCCGCCTTATCGAGGAGGTCTTGCGGGATCAGTAGCGCGTCGCCCCGCGCCTCGGCCTCGGCCACGAAGGCGGCCAGCGACTTGCGGCGCTCGATGGCCGGCAGCGACGTGGCTTTCTTGAACTCGAACCGTTCGAGGATGCCCTCGATTTGGTCGAGATAATCCGGGTCGACGCCGCCCGGCCGCTTGCGGTCCGAAAACTTGTCGAGGTAGCGCCGGATCTGTTCGGCCTCGTCTCGCGCCGCCTGCGCTTCAAGCGTCAGGTAATGGTTGAAGATCTGCTGGCGCTTGGCCTCGGCCGCCGCCGCCCAATCGCCGCGCAACATGGCGGTCTCGGCCTTCCTCGCCGCCTTGTCGCGAGCCCGCGCGAACACGGCCACGCGCCCGGCCTCTGCGGCTTTCTTCCCACGGATCAGGTCGCGCGCCATCTGCCGGGCGATTTTCTGCGGCAGGATCTTGCCGGCCTTGATCTTGGCCTTCGACGCCAGGGCTTGCAGTTCGAGTTCGAGGAACGGGACGCGCACGTCATTGTGGAACGCCTCCGTCGCCGCCTCTGCCGCAGCAGCTTGGTTCGACAGGAGGTCGCCGTTCCGCTCGCGCATGCGAACGTCCGTCTCGGCCACAAGCGCCCGGTTGAACGGGACGGCGGACATCATCTCATCGACCAGGTGCTCGCCGGACGTGAAGCCGAACCATTCCGCGACTTCGTCGGGATCGAGGCCGCCGCGCTCGACGTACTGCAACCGGCCCGAAACCTTCGGCAGACGGCGCAGCACGCCGTCGCCGTACCTGCGGACGAGCCAACCGCGATCAAGCCGGCGCTCGCCGATCTCGAGCGGGACCAACTGCATGTCGTTGAGAACTTCGCCAGTGCGGATGAAGTGCTGGACCTGATAGATCGGCCGCGTGGATAGCTCGTCGAATACCTCTTGGCGGATCGCCTCTTTCTGTTCTTTCCACTCGGCCGTTTGTTCGCGGGCTTTCTCGCCCATCATGCGCGCGAGAAGATGCCCTTTCGCGGCATCGGTTGCCGCCTCCCCCGCCTTGACCATGCGCGCCCACTGCGCATCCGTCAGGCCGGCTTCTTCAGCCGTCTTGAACATCGGCATCACGGATGGGTCGCGCTGGATCTCCGCGATTTCCTGATCGGTCGCGAGCATCCGGTCGAACACGTCGCGGATCTCCGGCGTGATGGCCGGCAGGCCGACAGCCCGAGCGACGCCGCGATACACCCGGAGCATCCACGACTTGAACCGCTCGAACACGCCGCGCAGTTCGTCGGATGGAGCCTTGCCTTCCGAAAGGTACGTCTCGAACGCCTTGGCGAACTTCTCATGAGCCTCGCGCGGGATGGGCTTGCCCTCTTCCGCGCCGATGAACGCGAGCACCTTTCGCCAGTCTTCGCGGATGACGTCGTTTGCGCCGGGCTCGACGGGACGCTCCGCAACCTGCTTCGAGACTTCGAGGAACAGGTGCGCGCTTTCGTGCAGGAACGTTGACAGGTTCGCGGCCTGGAACAGGTTGATGACGGTCCGGCCCTCGCCGAACTGGATCGACCCGCGCTTGTCGGGTTGCGGCCCGGCGAGATCGAACCCCTGGAACAGCGCCCCGTTCGTCGCGTCGACCGATGACGCCCTCATGAGTTCGGCGCGGATCTCGTCGTTCGTCATCGACGCCGTGTCGAGGCCCAGCGCCGACATCTCGTCGGCCAGCGCCGCGACGCGCGCAAGCTGCGGGTCGAGCGGAACGTCCTCTGCGGCAATCGCGAACAGCGGGCGGCCGGCGACTTCCTCGTCGATGGCGGACAGCAGCGCTTCGACCAGCCCCTCGCGGTTGATCGTGCCGTCGTCGTTCGTCGCGCTGGGGAAATACCCTGCTTCCGCAGCCGCGAGCGAGGCGTCGTCGAGGTTCATGCCCTTGCCGTTCCGGCCGAGCAGCTTCTTCCCCTTCAGGTCGCGCGACCGGATCTCGCCGGCAAAGCTGTCGCTTTCGACGAGCCCGCCCTTGCCGCGCAGGAACGCCCCCAGGCTCGCGCCCTGCCCCCGCTTGCGCATCCTGCCGGCGCGCTCTGCATCGCCCTTGCGGATCGCGTCGAGCGCGAGGTCGAGTTCGTCCGTCTTGCGGTAGTCGAGCCCGTCCGGCATCGCCCGGCGGATGTCGAGCCCCTGTGCGTTGAACAGTTCGAGCGGGTCGAGACCGGCGCGCTGGCCCATCGTGTCGAAGAACGCCGCCTGCAACTGCGCCTGCGCGCGGGCAGTCGTCGGCGCTTCGCCGATGTTGACGAGCATCCCGTACACGGCCTCTTCGACTTGCTGCCGTGGCGCAGCCCGCGCGGCGTCCGCCTTCGACGCGGCGAGCGCTTCTTCGAGCATGCGGTCCTGCGCCTCGCGCGCTTCCGCCAGCGCCTCGCGCGCTTCGGCTACGGTCGCCATCTCCGGGTGCCAGCGCTGATGTTCGATCAGCGCCTCGCCCAGCGGCGTTCCGGCGATGTGCGTCTGAAACTGCGCCATGTCGATGTGCGTGTCGTTGCCGGTCGCGACCGCCTCCGCGTACCGCGTCGAGAACCCGTCGATCCGCGCGTCGAGATCCTGCGGCGTCAGGTCCATCGACTGAAACAGTTCCGTCAGCTTGTCCGTCGACACGTACACCGTGTCGCTGGCCTTCCCGTCGCCCAAGAAAGACTTGACCGCGTCGAGGTACTTCTCCGGTGCGCGGGTCTTGAGTTCGGTCGTCGCCGCCGTGTCGTTCGCGCTCTGGTAGATCGCGCGCATATCCTCGCTGCGCTTCCACACCGTCAGGTCGCGCCCGAGCCGGGTCGAGCCGAGGGCCGGCGTCAGGACGAGCATGGCTTGCGCGGTCTGTTCGGCCGTCTCGACAAGCCGCGCCGAGATCTCGGCAGCTTCCATCGGCTGAAACTCGCCCGCGCTGTTCTTCTCGGCCGCGATCCGCGCCATGATAGTCACGGCTTCTTGCAGCACTTCGGTCCCGATTTCGGTCGCCCCGCCCCGCAGCACCGCGCCCCCGAACGAGCGCAAGGCCGCCTGAATGGTCGGGCGCTTGATCGCCTCCTTCATCACTTCGCGCGAGCCGTTCCGCAGCAGAGCCGAGATGCCGATCTTGTCCATGCCCGGCACAAGCTTTTCGAGCGCGGCCTCGCCAATGCTTTCGAGGGCGGCGTTCGCGGAGCCCGCGATCAGCGCCGCGCCGCGCGCCACGACGGGGTCGACCCGCTCCCCGTTGTCACCCCGGATCTGTAGGAACTCGCTGTACGCGCCGCCGGCTTCTTGCTTGAAGCTGTCCGTAATCCGGCCCTGGATCAGACCCGTCGCCACGCCAGCGCCGAAGCCGGCAACAGCGCCAGGGATCGCACCGACGCCGCCCGCCGCCGAACCGACAGCCGCGCCCGCCGCCGTGCCGAGCGTCGCCGTGTACCCCAGGTTCGGGATGCCGGCGAGCATGCCGCCGATCATGTTCGGAAGCTGGTTTGCCGCGCCGGGGATTGCGCCCTGGAAGAACCCTTCCGCGCCATAGTCGCGCTTCTCCTGCCGGTCGATGGCGTCCGCGCGTGCGATCTCTTCCGGCGTCGCCCGGTCGAACATCTGCCGGTATCGAATGTCGGCCGACTGCCGCTGTTCCCACCCGGCGGACCACTGCGCCCCGGTCGCTTCCATGAGCCAGCCCAGGCCGGACAGCTTGTGCAGATCGTCGAGCTTGACCGTGTTCGCGTTATCGCCCGTCAGGAACCATTGCTTAAGCCGGGGCGATGCCTCTAAACTCTTCCGCATGTCGTTCGCGGTGGCGCGCGTTTTGAGGTCGTCGAGGTTCTGCGTAACGAACTCAAGCGGCAGGCCATCGCGTTCGGCAATTCGGGCCGCTTCCGTGTAGCGGACAGGGTCCGTCGTGCGCGCCGTCTCAAGCGCCGACGAGAGACGCTGGTTGTCCTCGCTCGCTACCTCGTCGACCGCAGCATCGAACATACCGCGCGCTGGCCCAGGCTGGCCCGTAGCGGCAGGCTCGCTCGCCAGGGCAGCGTCGGCAGGGGCGAGCGCTTGCGCCGGTCCTGGGGCCTGTACGGCGGGCGCTGGCGTCGCGAGATCGGCCGGCAGACCTGGCAGTTCGTCGCCTGGATTGATCGGCGCGACCGGCGCGGGGGGCGGCGTCGTGGGCATGTCGAGCGTCGAGCCCGGCTGCGCCGCACGGGCGGCCTTGTCCTCTCCGGCTGCGATGTCATCAACAGCCGCGTCGAACATGCCCGCCATGTGGTCCCCTTAGAACGGTATGGCCGGGGCAGATGCGCTCGCGGCCGGCTTCGGAGTGAACAGCGAACGCAGGGTCCGGCTGTAGACGTCTTGCACCTTAGCCTCTAGTTCGGCCGAGCGCGAGGCGTCCGTTTGTATACTCGCGCCGAACCGCCGCCGCAGCGACGCGATGATCTCGGTCCGCGTTGGCCCGTCCGGCTTGGGCTGGCGTCCGGTCTCAAGCGCCACGCTGTCGTTGAACAGCCGCATCGCCTCGTCCGCCTTGGGCTGCGTGCCGCGCATCGCCGTGAAGTTGTCGACGAGCGTTTGCAGCGCCGGAGCCGGGATCTGTTCGAGCTTCTGCGCGGGCGCGACGTTCCCCGTCGTGCCGATGAGCGGCAGTTCGTTGCGACGACGGAACTCGTTCTCGCTCGAGGTGCCTTGCTCGAAAAGGTACTGCGTCTTCCCGGTCCAGTCGCCCCCGTTGATCGGCGTCATCAGGTGCCCGATGGCTTCCTGAAACTCTGCCGGCTTCATCTCGCGCTTGTTCTCCTGCTGGAACGCGGCACGGGCCATGTCTAGGCGGGACATGAACAGGCCGGCGCGCCGGTTCGCTTCGGCGTCGTCCTTGTCGGGGAAAATGCCGGCCGCCTTGAGCGCGTTCGTCGCGATGGCGGTCTGACCCTGAATGCCGTCCCACTTCATCGCGTCCGACGCGGTAGCCTTGGCGGCCGTTTTTTGCCGGTCGCTGAACTTCTCGTAATCCGCCTGCGACAGACGCGAGCGCCACGACGTCAGGTCGAGATCCGCCAGCTTGTCGTCGTCCATGGTCGCGAGGCTGTGGTACGCCTCCGGGTCCGTCTTGTCCTTCCGCTTGCGGATGCGATCTTCCATCGCCGGCAGGGTGTCGGTGACGAACTTCGGGTCGAGATCCGTCAGCGCGGAATAGATCTCCGGCGAGAGGTCGTCCGACGCGCCGCCGCTCTGAACGTGGCGGATCGCCTCAGAGCGCAGGTCGCGGAGCGCAGACTTGCGCTGGCCCTCGCGGGCGCGGATCTCGCGCTCGACGGCGGCCTTTGCGGTTGCCATCGCGGCCGGTTTCTCCAAGAGGCGCGGGTCGTTCGCGACCGCGTCGCGGAGCGCCTGCGGGTCGAGGTCGTCCGCGAGACGGATCGCGCTCGACACGGCCGGCGGCACCATGCCACCAGACGCGCCCGGCCCGAACGCAGCGCCCGCCGCAACGGACGAGACAGTCGGCGTCGGCGTGCCGATCAGGTCGCGACCTTCGGGGCTCAGTGCAGGCGGCAGGAACGATGTGCCCGTTCCAGAAGCGCCACCGCTAACCGCGCGTCGCGGTCCCGTCTCTGCGCCACCCGCAGCCGCACGCATCGAGGGGGGAAGCGGAAGCCCGTTAAGGCTTGGAGCGACAGCAACGTCCGAGGCCCCGAGCGCGGGGACAGCCATCGCGCCGCCGGCCCACTTGGGCATCGCTCCCCACGACCGCGCTTTGCCCGTATCCAAGTGCAGGTGCCCGGATTTTCCTTCATAGAACCCGACCCCCGAAAATCCGACACTGCGCGCAATCTGCAAGAACTGCGCTTTCTGTGCCTCGCTCAAGTTCTGCACCTGGAAATCGAACGCGCGCCCGTGCAAATGCTGCGAGTTCTCGACGTGCGGATTGTCCTCGGGGTCGGACGCGCCGCGCCGCTTGCCCGCCGAGCCCGGTCCCGGCGTCGTGTCGTTGATCGGCACACGAATGCCGGTCGCCTCGAAGAACTGCTGCCCGAGCGCGTCGGCCATCGTTGCGGCCCGCGCGTCGACCTGCCGCCCGCCCGGCGTTGGCGCGAGCATATCGTCGGGCTTGTAGAACTTGAGCGGCCACTTCTCGGCCGTGAACTTCTCGCCCGGCTTGGGAAGCGCTCCCATGCGGACCTGATTGAACACGTCGGGCTTGCCCCCGACATCTGCCGGCCCGCCGCCCTGCGCATCGGCAAGGCGCGACATCACCTTCGGCACATACGCTTGCGTCTCGGCCGGCAGGGTCGAGAGGTCGTTCGGCCCCTTGCGCTCCTTCAGCCACCTTTCGGCCACGGCAGGCCCGGCGTTGTACGCGACGAGCGCGGTCGGGACATCACCGCCGAACCGCTGTAGCTGCGTGCGCAGGTAGTCCGTCCCGTACGCCTGCCCGACGCTTGGGTCTTTCAGGATCGTGCGGACCTGCTCGTCGGTCGCGTTCGCCGGGATCAGCCCGTCGCCGCGCTTGGCCGAGATCTCGCGAGCCGTGTCGGGCATCACCTGCATGACGCCCGCCGCGCCTTTCGACGAGACGGCGTTCGGGTTGCCGGAGCTTTCCTGGCCGATGACCGCACGGACCAGCGGTGCCGCCGTCGACATCGCCACCGCCGCCACTTGCCGCGTTGCCGGTCCCGGCTGGCCCAGGTACTCAGTCGCGACGGACAGGCCTTCGCGCCGCGCGCGGAGCGGTTCGAGGAGGCGTTCGACCTTGGCGTGGTCGCCGCCGGAGATCTGCGGCTTCAACCGCTCGTACATCTTCTCGGCTTCGGCCGGGCTGTCGACGGCGACGCGCGCGATCCGCTGCGTCTGTAGGTCCGAGCGGAACTGGACCGCCGCAGCCTCGACGGCTTCTTGCGGCTGCTTCGTGATGTTGGACCGGATCGCGGCGAGGCCCAAATTCAGGTTGACGTCAGCCGTCTTGTCGTCGTTCGCCACGTCGACAGCGGCGCGGGTCGCGTTCGCCAGCGTGACGCTTGCAACCGTGGTCGCCGCCTTCACGCGCTCGTCCGCCGCTCGGCGCGAGACCGTGTCGAGATCCGCGTCGCGCTGCGCCGACACCACGCGGTCGAACGCGAGGCGCTGCTTCGGGTCCGTCAGCTTTGCCGAAAGTTCGGCCGTGGTCTGCTTGTAGAAATCGGCCGTGCGCTGCTGGCCGCCGAGCGCGTCCGAGCCCTGGCGCGAGAACTCGCCGCCGTTGCCGTCCTCGCCGTACTGGAACTTGCGCTGCCGGTCCTTGAGATCGTTCGTCGTCGCGAGCACGTTCCGCGCGTCGTCCTCGGCTTTCTGCCGTTCCGCCGCCTCGTTCAGGAGGCCCGCGCCCTGCTGAATGACGTTGCCGCCCTGCTGCAACGCGCGGCCTTCGAGCGCCCCGAACGCCTCCGGCGTCGCGCCCGCGTCGCTCTGGAATTGGTTCGGCGCGCGGTCCGTCTGGACCGTGCGGTTCGTGACGGCTGGAACTGTGATTGCCATTGCGCTATCCTACAGAAGATGCGGCGGCGGGGAAGGACACGCAACGCTTAGAGGGCAGCAGGTCGGATAGGGTGTGCGGGACAAGGGCTCGTAGGCCGCACCGGAACCGAAAGAGCCGCATTGGAGTGAGCCCCGGGGCGGCGCCCGACCAGCCGGTATCAAGCCCGGCCCGCATCATTTCATCTTGTACCAGTTCGCGGCGACCGTCTGGCCGCCGCTGGCGAGCGCCGAGACGCCGCCGAGAAGGCCGGCAGTCGAGGCACTGGACGCCTTCATGTCGTTGAGGTTCGCCGACGCCGTGAAGTTCGACGCCTTCGCCTCGTCGCCCAGGCGCTCGCGTTCGGCGTTGGAGCGCACGGTCTGCGCGTCGAGTTCGCCGAACTGCGCGGTGTCGCCCAGGATATCCAGCGGCGAGCCGGTCCCAAGCTCAATCCCGCTCGACGCCACTGCCGCCCGTTGGCGTGCCAAGAGGACGGTCGTCTTGCGCCGCTGCGTCGCTTCAGCTTCCTTGCCGCGCTCGATGGCATCGGCCGCCGCGCGGTTCGCGAGGATGGTGTTGTTCCGGTCGACGGCGGCTTGGTACTTGGCGGCCTGCGACTGCGCCTGCCCCTGCTGGACCGCGCCGAGGGCCGACACGCCGGTCCCGATGACGCCGGCAACCAAGGACAGGGTCGCGATCTCACACATGCGGTGCCCCGATGCTGAACTTGTGGAACGGGCGACCGAGCGCGCCGTATGGCTTTGCCTCGTGTATCACGAACCCGAGCCAGCGCAGCCACGCAATCGTGCGGGTCGAGCGAGCGTCTATGTGGTTCTCCATCCACGGATACGCTGCGAGGAGCCCAGGCATAGCCGCTCGCGTGTACTTCAAAAACGGTCGTGGATTTGTATCAATGAGGGCTGTCCCGAGTAACCATGGAGCCCGACGCCGTGACATGAAGTTGGCACGGGATATCCCCGATATGAACATAGGCTTGTCGTCGAGCAACCCGACCCATGTCCGTTCAGATGCCGCGAGGCATCGCTCGATGGCACCGGCGGGGTCTCCCAAAGACGTCGCCGCGATCTCGCGCCGATCAACTCCCCGCAGGCAATCGCCAAACAGACCCACGTCAGAAGCGAGAGCCCCACGTACAACAAGCCCGTCATTCACTATCCCCACCTGCCTCGAACTGCGGAACCACGGCGAGGATGGTAGCAGGCAAGAGCGAGGCGCGGAAGAACACCCGGCCGTTGTTGTTCCAGTCGCCGTCGATCCGCGCCTCGTACGAGCCCGTGAACAGGCCGCCGGGCGTGACTTCGCCCTCGTCCGCAAGCGACGGCTTCTCGTACAGCGTCGCGCCCGGCTGGCCGTGCAGAAGGCCCGTCGTGCGCTCGACGTGGATGACGATCTTCGAGACGTTCCGCAACTCGCCGTTAAGCGCCACCTGCCCCACGTCGATGTCGAGCGTTTCGAGTTCGGCCACGTAGGGCAGGCCGAGCGTGATCTTCGCCCCTGCCATCGGCAGGTCGACGCGCCCGGCCACGACGGGCAGGTTTCGCACCGGGACGCCATCGACGGTCCCCGACACCTGCCGGCCCTCGAGGTGCCCAAGCCCGGTGACGTAGTTCGTCGCGCCGCCAACGTACGACAAGCCGCTGTCGACGAAGAAGGCATCCGCGACGTTGCTGATCTCGCGCCGGGTGCGGCGCTCGACGTAACGCTTCTGAACCCCGCCGACCGTGCGCCGCACGACGAAGTACGGCACGTCCTCGTCGCCCTCTGCCACGACGGCGACACTCTCGAACGAGCCGTCCGTGTAGTGCGGGGACCACGCCCAAACCTCTTCGGCCTTGAGGTACGTGAACGAGAGCGCGACACCATCCGACATGACGAAGATCATCGTCGAGTACGGGGCCTGCGCGTACGCCATCGCGACCACGGTTCGGTTGCGGAAGAGATGGCCGGCAAGCAGCGACAGGTTCACGCCAGCGTATTTGTTCTGGCCGAAGTCGTACGCGATGCTGCGGACCGTCTGCCCCTTCGCCTGGACGAACACGATGTCGTCTTGCACGATAAGCGGTTGAATGTTCTCCGCGCAGCCGTAGGACGACTGTTGCTTGGCGTCGATGGCGTTCGGCGTAATCGTGCCGCTGTCGTTGCCCCGCACGCGCCACTCGCTCGACGTCGTGAATACGATCAGATCCTCGACGGGCACGAAGAACAGCACGTCCTGACGCTGGCGCGCAGACAGTGCGAACTGGATCGCGTCGCTATCGCGCGTCGGGAACGACGTATTGAAGTTGTTGAAATCGCCCGACTGCGAGAGGTCGATCCGGTTCGCCTTGTTCGCCGGGCCGCCGTAGACGACGCGCTGCTGATAGTAGGTAGAGGCGCGCGGGTAGTCCCCGGCTCCGGCGAAGGGGTTCGATAGCTTCGGAACGCCGTTCGATGTGTCGGCGGAAACGTTCGCGTCCTGGTATGCGATCTTTCCGTCGAGAGGGTCCGGGGGTTGATCGGCGTACAGCGTCGCGATCAGGCCGAATATGGTCCGGTCCTGCTTGTAGATGTTCCACTGAGACGCGCCCGGCGTCTTGGTGAACCGGATCTCGTTATTGAAGCCGCGATGGCTCAAATCGTTCAAGATCGTGACGGAACTTGAGACGGAACTTTCGCGCCCGGTATCAGCGGCAATCGACGTCACCACGTACACGGACGGCAGATCGTACGCCGCGCCCTCACTCCCATCCGTGGCGAGCGGGCGCGTGTTCTTCTTCCCCTCGACGTCGTTCGGCGGGTTGACCGTCTGCGCCGTCACGATGTCGGAGAAGCGCCAATCCGTGTTCGAGTAGCGCGAGAGGTTTTGCGGCTTGTACGCCTGCGTCGTGATCTTCAGGACGTCGTTCGACTGCTCGAACCGAAGGCCGAAAATCGTGTCGCTGTCGTACGGCGTCGCGATCTGGTACGGCACGCCGCCGGAGAGGATCGGCGCGCCCAGGCGATGCACGCGCATGTACCCGTTGCCAAACTCCAAGACGCAGGTGTCCGTCGCGGTAAGCTGGAAGTCGACGAGGCGGACCCGCCCTGCCCCGTTCCCGCACTCCGCGACGAACTCAAGCCCCGGCCGGTTCGACGCGCCGCCGTACGGATGGACGAGGAAGTTCGACAGCAGGGCCGCCCCCGTGCCGTACTTCGCGAGGTCGACGCGCGCGTGCAGCTTCGGGTCGAGTTCTCCGCCAGTGAACGAGGCTTGCAGCTTCTTGGGCATCGTCTACCTATGCCGGCAGGTGAAGGAGGGGGCAAGGCCGGGCGACCGGCCGCGCCATCCTCAGGGGCTCACGACACCCATCGCGGCGTCAAGGCGGTAGCGCCCGGCGTTCGCCCCGGTGAAGCCGAAGCTTTCGCCCGCCCCGTTGGCGAAGCTCGTCGGACCGACCAAGTGCAGCGTCCGGTTCCCGGCCTTCGCACCCGCGACCACGGCGGGGTCGACATAGTGCCCATACTGGCCGTTGTACCGCGTCATCACTCCGGTTCCCTTGAACAGCGGGATATCGCCGCCGATAACGAGACCGTTGTTCGTGTTGAACGAAGCTTCGCCGCCAGCGACGATGACGTTTCCGCCGTTGAACTCTGCGCCCGTACCCGTGTTCTCGTTGCACGTAAGCTGCGAGATCTGGAACAGGGCATCCGGGCGCTGGCCTGCCGCCACGAAAATGCCCTTGCCCTGCGCGCCTGGGATGGCGACGCCGCCCGCATTCTTGCCGATGCCACGGCACCACATGATATCGGCCGCGAAGAAGTACGTCGCGTTCGGCTGAAACAGCGCGCCGTAGTCGATGCAGGTGTCGAGCGAGAACATGGACCCGACGAAGATCTGCGGGTTCACGACCGGGTCGAGTTCAAGCGAGACCAGCAAGCCGATCTGACACAGCGAAGCGCCGCCCGAGATCAGCTTCACGCCGCCCGCCTTGCCGCCGCAGTGGAAGCCGGCCCGCGCCGCCTGGATAACCTGCGCGCCCTCCCAGAAGAATTCCGCGCCACCGATGTCGATGCCGGCAATGGTCACGCCATCGTGGTTGAAGCCTGCCATGTGACAGCCCTTCATCGTGGCATGATAGTAGTCGATGAAGGTCGCCCCGTTATAGAGGAACTTCCCGTTCGCCACGCCCGTATAGAGGTCTTTCAGGTCTCCGATGCGGACGTTCTCAAGAGAAATATTGCTACTGTTCCGAACGAGGAAAGCGCTTCCGCCAGTACGGTTTACTGCCGTGCTGATCTTGAAGTTCTCGAATACCGCGTTCCACGCGCGGTTGATGTAGTCCAGGCCGACCATTTGCATGATGTGGCCGGTTGCCTCGCCGCCGACGCCACCCTCGATTACGGACTTGTCGCCGAACCCGGCTGCGCCTTGGCTTTCCTTCGGGATCAGTACGTTCGTGACCTGATATTTTCTTTCGAGGAACAGCACCTTTCGCCCGGTAGCGAACGCGGCGTTGACGGCGGCGGTGTCGTCGCCCTGCCCTATCGGCCCCGCCTTGGGGTACTCTTCCGGCAGGACGTACAGGCCCTTGAGCTTGTCCGCGATCAGCTTGTTGCCGGCCGCCGTGCCGGCCTGCGCGTAGACCTTGAGCCCGTCCGTATCGAGCGAACTCTCGATGAACGCGCCATCGCCCGTGCCGATGCAGCGGACCTTGTCCGCGTAGTTCACGAACGGTTCGCCCTCGAGCAGGGGCCGTGCGCTGTTCCCGACGCCGGGCCGATACCCGGCCACGAACGACCGGCGCTCGCGAACAAGATCGACGTTGATGTTCGCGCCCGCGCTCATACTCAACCCTCTCGGCCGCCGTCGACCGTGATGTTCACGGTCCGGCGCAGTGTGACGTCATAGGCATCGGGGATGCCCGTGTTCGGATCGGACGGTGCCTCGCCTTCGCGACCGCCGTCAACCGTCACCTTGAAGTCGGAACTGCCGAGGATCGGCAAGGCCGGCTCGACGGGCGCGGTCAAACCGGGGATGTACGCCGCCTCGATCTGCGACGGCGGTCCCGTGAGCATGGCGGGCGCAGGAGCGCCGCTTTCGTTCGGCAGGTACGTGATGGCCGGCAGGCCGCCGAACCGGCTCGCGCCCCAATCCTGCGCCCTCTGCGCCCGCGTCAGGGAGACGACCCCGCGCGCCGCCAGCCAATCCGGCACCGGATCTTCCCCGATGTCGTTCGTGTCCTCGTTCGCCGCGTCCGTCTCGGCCATGTCGAGGGCGGACGTCGCCAGCTTGCGCATCGCATCGACGAGCGAAACCTTCCCCGTCAGCGGCATCGCGAGATGCATCGCCAGGAAGTACGAGGCCGCGTCCGTGAACTGCACGTCGTAATCGGCGACGTCTATAACGCGCACGGTGCAGCGGAACACGGGGGCCGGCGCGTTCGTGAAGATCACCGACTGATCGCCGTACCGGCTGATCTCGTACGGGATGGGATCAGACAGCCGGTCCGCTCGCGCGATCTCGCGCACGGCCAGCACGCCGTCCGGCTTGGCGAACCCGTATTTGAACCCCGGAGACGTCGCGCCCGTGACTAGCGCCCCGGCGATGTACGCCCGGCAGAACGGCCAGTCAGCGCCACGCATGGCGGTGTCGATGGCCTGCCGGTAGAACAGGCGGCACTGCTTCGCAGCCGGGCTCGCCTCGTCGAAGGAAGAGATTGACCCCTGCCGCAGGTGCCCGAGCGCGAGGTTGCAGATCTCGATTTCACTCGCTGCCATAGAGCGCCTGCGCATCCGACTTGCGGTTCGGGTCGACGGCCGGCGAGAGCGCGGCGTCCGTGACTTGCAGATCCGCAGAGCGGTGCTTGTGCCGCTCGCTTTCGTTCTCGCTATAGGAGACGACCTTCACGCGCGCCGTGAGCATCATCTCGTCCCCAACGCGGACCGCGCCGATACCGAGCTTCTTCAGCGCCTCGTCGTCGAAGCACAGCCGCGTCCCGTAATCGTACTCGGGCGGCTCGTACATCTCGGACTTCTCGTCCTTGATCTCTGCCGGCGTGCGCTTGAGAGAAACGAGATCGGCCACGGGCACCCCCTGATCTGCGACGGGGACAATCCCCGCCGCATGCGTCTAGTCGCTACGCGCAGGATCGCGCGTCAGGCCAGCTTGAACTTGTTGCGCGGGATCGGCTGGCCCTTGTCGTCGAGGGGCTGCATCCACGACGCCAGCGGCCCGGTGTACCCGCGCATGATCTCGCCCTCGTTGCGGATCGCGTCGTCGATGTACCCCGTCTTGGTCACAAGCACGTCCTGCCCTTCGAGCTTCGGGTACTGGCGCGGGCGGATCACCTTCCCGGTCCGCTCGTCCCGGCCCCACACGCCGTTCTCGCCGTCCTCGAACTCGTAGGGGTCGGGCAGGCGGGACACGGTCGCGCCCATGCCCTCGGGGATCGGCTGGTTCAGCGGCGAGGACGTGACGCCGGCCGGGAGGCGGGCGACGGCGGCCGGGTCGAACTGCGCGCCGGGCGACGCCACGAGGGTGTCCTTCGGCTGATCGGGCGACAGCCCCTCGACGCCGGAGCGGCCCTGCGCGGCGGCGGTATCGCGGGCGAGGTCGTCCTCGTCCTGACGCGAGCCGGTGGCGCGCTCCTCCGGCGAACGCGGGTCCTTGGCGGCGGCGTCGCCGGCCTTGTCCTGATTGGCTTCCAGCGCCTTGCGGGCGTTGTCGCGGGCCTTGTCGGCCTCGGCCTTGCGCTTGTTCTCGTCGGTCATGGTGCGGTCTCCGCGTGGGTTTCAGCCGGCAGGCCGGCGGGTGGCGAGGCGAGGGCGCGTTACGCGCCGACGCTGTTCGGGAGCCCCATCGCGAGGCGGGCGGAAAGCTGCCCCGCCGTGAACGGGCCGGTCGCGACCGTGTACACGAGGTCGACGTATCGCTTGGCGTTCTCGGGCACGCGGAGCACGACGCCGAGGGCGCGCATGGAGACGCCCTTCTTCAGAGACGCGACCGGGATCGGAGCCGACTGCGAATGGATCATCACACCCGTGACCATGTCGGCGGTATCGGCCGAGCGCACGGCGATGGTCAGCGTCGCGGCACCGGCTGCGGCGAAGTCGGCGTCGACCGCGAACGCGACCTGCCCGCCGCGATCCGTGCCGACCGACACTCCGGTGTATGCCGCCGGCCCCATGTCCAACTGCCCCGTCGAAGAGGCGGTCGCCGTGATGGCCTGGGCGTTCGAGAATTCGTCCTGCTTGGAAAGGATCATGGCGTGCGAGCCTCGCGGAAAGAGATAGGGTTGTGGGCCTTCCACCCACTCGGGGGTCGCTATGTCGCGCCCTCTGCCGGAGGCGTCCGGCTCGCCATCTCCCGCGCGCTTAGACGACGCGCGCTTCGGTATTCAGAAGCTGTTCGATCCGGCGCACGGGGACGCCGTCGAACATCATGACTTTTTTACCGGACACGGTCTCCCACGTCAGGTTGAGGCCGATCTTCTCGAGGATCGCTTGCCGCAGCTTCGAGGCCGTGTTGCGGTTCATGTACCACGCGGCCTTGCCGTTGCCCTGCGTGCGGATCAGTTCCGACGCCTGGATCATCAGGCCGACGAGGGCCTTCAGCTTCGAGACGTCGGTCGTCAGATCCGAGACGTCGATGTTGGCGATGCGGACGACGTACCGCCAGTCGCGCAGGGCCATGCCGGCGGACCACTCGAAGTGGTCGCGGAGCACCTGGTACATGGAGCCGTCCGAGAGCACCTTCGTGTCCTCGCCCAGGTCGCGGTGCTTGAGGCCGCCGGGGACGCCGCGCGGGTAGAGGCCGAAGCAGGTATCCTCGCCCCACACCACGTACCAGATGGACGTGTTGTCGAGGCCGGTGCCGCCCGCGTCGATGATGTTCGCGCCAGTGCCGGCGGTCAGGGAGTTGAACCGGGGCGAAAACCCCGTGAACATCTGCTGCACGACGTTCTGGTTCCCGTAGAGGAACGCCTGCTGCATCTGCTGGTTCATGCCCTCCATGATGCCGCGCGCCTCGGAGAGACGCAGGGCCGGGCCGTCCTTGGCGAGGTCGATCAGCTTCTTGTCGGGCTCGCTGTAGTTCTCCAGCATGCCGACCGTGTCCTTGACCTGCGCGCGGGTCGTCTTGGCCGGCTGGACGCCCTGGTACAGCATGCGCCACGTACCGGCCGGCAGGCCCGTGCGGATCGCCGACGTGTGATTGTCGCCGCCGTTGCACTCCATCCAGAGGATGTCTTCCAGCATCTCGTTTTGCTGGTTCAGAATTTCGATGATGCGAGCGACCGAACCGTTCGGGTCGAGGGTCTTGCCCACGTCCGCCAGGGTCATCACGAGCGAACCGACGACTGCCATTTTTCCATCCTCACGAAGTTGCGTGAGGCTTTAGAGCCGACCCCGTCCCCACGGGTCTATTTTTGCATATTCGGGTAGAACGCCTGTGCATCGGACACACGACCCGTACCCGAACCGGGGAGGATGGTCGCGCCTTCCCCCATTGCATTACCGATACGCGCGAAACAACGCAAGACGTCGGGGTTATTGCCGAGCCCGTACGTGTCGAAGATCTGCATCAGCCGCTCGTTCCCGAACGCCTGGAAAGCAGCGCCGGCCCGGCCAACGTTTTCCTCGTACTTCGCGCCGCCGATTTCGGGGTCTTTCTTCGCCTCGTCGAGCCACCCCGAAACCATGGCCGAGTGCTGCGCAATCGCGTCGCCCTGAACCTTCGTGTACAGATCCGTCATCGCCTGCGCCTGTGCGGGCGACATCTTGTGCTCCTTGAAGATCGGCGCGGCGACCTCGTAGAGCTTGGCGTCCATCTCGACGCCGTCCGCCATCTTGATCTCGTACTTCTCCGGCAGCGGGTTGCCATCGACGTCCTTCACGGGCTCGTCGGCCGGCGGCTCGCCGTCCTTAGGCTTGGCGGCCTCGCCCTCCGGCTTCTTCTCCTCGCCGGGCTTTACCTTGTCCTCGCCCTCGACTTTCCCCTCAGTCGCGCCGGGCTTGGGGGCGGCTGCGGCTTCAGCGGCTTTTCCTGCCGCAGATGCCAAGGCCGACTGTTCCGCGCCACCGCTCGCAGCGCCGCCCTTGTTATCATCTCCTCCGGCTCCATCGCCCGCGCCGGCCGACCCGCCAGTATCGCCCCCGCCAGCCCCGGCAGCAGCGCCGCCGCCGCCCTCGTCAGGCGGGGCAAGAGCGATGCGCGGACCCAGGCCGGCAAGGATCGCGGCGATAGAAGAACCATGGCGAAAGCCCCCTGAAATACGATGCGTCACGTCTCATTCTCCTCAATCATGCGCAGCCAATACGCGAGACCAGCTTCCTTGATCCGCGCGATGATGTCGAGCGCGGCCTCATGGCGGCCCGCGCCGCGCTCGCCGTGAACCGCATCGAACCCGCCGAGTTCGGCGATGGTCTGGTACACGAACCGGCGGCCCGCCTTATCGGCCATGATGAGCCGGGTGTCGTTGACGCGCTCCTGTGCGGCGGTCGCGGCGTCGCGCGCCTCGATGTCGGCGGCCTCGCTATCGGACAGAAGATCAATCATCGGACATTCCAGACAGCAACGCAGCCGAAAGCTTTCGCCTCTCCCGGCTTAGTTTTCACAATAGAGCACCCGTACCCAATTACACCAAACACACGCAGGATTACGAACACAACAACCACTAGAAGAAGCGCGGACATCAGCGCATCAAGCAACCATGAGAAAACGCGCATCAGTAAGCCCCCACCCCGCCGAGCACCTGCCCAAGCGCGTTCTGATCCGTGATCTCGGTCTCGGCCAGCGTCTTGCCCAGGTTCGCCACCTGCGCCGTGCCGGCCATCGCCGCTTCGCCCTGCGCCGCCTTCGCCTTGTCGGCGCGCAGCTTGGCGACCTTGTCGTCGGACAGGATGACGCCCGGCGGCACACCCTGCGCGTCCGCGTATTCGTCGATGGCCTGATCGGCGTCGAACTTGTCGACCGACGAGGGGAACACTTGCGCGAGCCCACCGACGAACCGCGCCATGTTCTCGATGCCGCCGATGGCGACGGCACGCTGCGCCTGCGCTAGGGTCGAGATGAACTGCACCCGGAGATCGGTCTCGATCAGGGCCTTCGGCGGCTCCGGCAGGATGCCCGCGCGGTGCATGATGTTGAAGGTCCGCGATATCGCCGGGTCGAGGTTTTCGTTGTGCAGCCGTTCCAGCACCGGCCCAAGCGCGAGGAGCTTTTCTTCGTGGCGCTCGTCGACTTCGCGCGCCGTGATCTCGCGCCGGTCCGACTGCGCCATCATCAGGAACAGGTCGTAGAAGTACGCCCGGTTCACGCGATCTTCGGCGCGCGAGATCTCGCTCGCGAGTGCCTGCGCGCCCTGCCCGTTCATCTCGTACAGGGGATGGATGACCTTGCCGCCGGCCGCGCCCGCCTGATCTGGCGTGAACGTGTGCGCGCCGGCCCGATGGTTCACCTTGACTTGCGAGGAGCCGCCCTGCGTCGGAGGCGTCGCCATCTTGTCGACGAGGATCTGCTTGCGGACTTCCATCATCTGCAAGCCCTTGACGTCGTTCAGCGCCTCAAGCCCAGGCCCGTACCCGTAGACCTCGCTTTCCTCGCGGATCTCCCACCGGGGCGCGCAGGCCGGGAACTCATGGCAGGGCCGGCAGTCGAGGAGATCTGCCGCGTCGCCCGACTTCTCGAACCACACGCGGATGTACGGCGCGCCACGCGGGCCGGGCATGCCGCGCACCTGCTGCATGTTCGGCTCGACGGCCTCGACGATGTCGACCTGAACGTCATAGTTCCCGCTGTCGTACGATGTCATCACGTTCCGCGAGACGCGCTTGCCCCACTTCTCGACGCAGGCCAGGACCGACATGGTGAACTCGACGTACGCCGTGCCGATGCCGCCGCGCGCGTCCATCGCGAGGCAGTACGAGCCGGGCGGGCGGACGTGGCACCGGATCACGTCCGTGAAATCCTCGTCGATCATCATCAGGGACGTGCCGAAGTCCCCGAGATCGCCGTACGCCGTGTGCAGCGAGTTGTAGATGTTCGAGCGGCTGAACACGGTCGACATGCGCCGGGCGACCGTCGTCAGGTAATCCTTGACCTCGCCGTTTTCGGCAAGATCCGGGTCCGGCGTCGTGAGCCTGAACCAGGGCCGCGCCGGGCTCGACACGCCGGATTGCATGCCGGACTTGAGCGTTCGCGAGGCGATGGTCGCCGTCGTGTTGATGATGTCCGACGAGAGGCGGTTCTCGCGCCCGCCGGTCATGACCTTGTCGCCCAGGAACCGACCGCGCCGGGGCCGGATGAACCGGCCGATCTCGCGCATCTCGGTCTCGTAGAACGAGCGCGCCGACACGAGGCTCGACAGCCTGTTGCGGAACGGCGCGCTTTTCAGTTCCAGCATCAGCGACGCCGGGCGCGGTAGGACGAGAGACCGACCGGGTTCCGGCGTGACCATGACCATGTGCGGACCTTTAGAGAGAGGCGGCGAGGATGAAGAACACCCACGCGAGGGCGGTCGCCAGCGCGCACACGGCATAGGCCGTCTGCAAGCCGGGCTTGCCGTCCGCCGTCTGCCCCGAGCCCAGGTGCGCGGCTGCGATGGCGACGGCAGCGGCGAGGATGCCCAGCAGGGCCAGACCGCCGCCGCGCTGGAAGAACACCCCGGCGTTCAGTGCCATCGCCGTCAGGACGAGCAGGTGCCCGCAGACGAGGGAGTTCACGAGATGGAGCGCGACGACGTTCATTGGCCGAGCTTCGCTTTGCCCGCAGGCATCGCGCCTTCCATCGTCTTGCCGGTCGTCAGCAGGGTCGAGCCCGACCCCGACAGCGCCCGCAGCCGCGCCGTCTCATCCGCCCGCGCGCGGTTCACGTCCGCGTCGCCGGCCGTGGGCACCTGGGGCGGGGGCGGCGGCAGCGGCGGGGGGGATGCGGACTTGCCGCCAAAAATACACATGCGCCCGTTTCTCCTGTCGCCGGCAGAAGCCGTGTTGTCTCACGCGCCTGCCGATCTATCAAGCAGCGGTGAACACCGCCGTCGTTCCGGTTCCCATGCATGCGATGGGGGCCGGCGTCTTGGGTGTGAGCGCGATGCCGTTCAGCGAGGCGGCATGGACGTAGAGGTTGCGATCCTTGTCCGGCGCGTAGCCGTACAGGTCGTTCGTGAAGGTGACGACGACGGTATGCGGCGGCGGACCGAACAGACCCGTGACCGTCACGTCCTGCGTCTGCCCGCTGGCGTGCGCGGCCGACGTCGTCAGGGTGCCGCCGAACGGGGAGCCGTCGACCGTGACGGTAAACGTCGGATCTCCGCTGAAGCTGTCGCCCGAGACCGTGAGGACGAGCTTGTCGGCAGCGGGCGCGGCGACGACCCTCGCCAACCCCTCGGCCCGCGCGAGCGAGCGATAGACCTCCGCGCTCTTCGGGTAAGCGCCGCCCGACATGCTGTACTGCTGCGCCGTCGAGTTCCAATAGTTCGCGTAGAGCACGCCGACGCTGCGGAACCAGTCGAAGGCCGCCGCGATGTACGGGCCAAACCCCTCGCGGTCGACGCCCCACTCAGAGATCCCGATGGGCTTGCCCTGCGCCCTGCCGAAAGCGACGAGCCAATCGAGACCGAACGGCATGGTGCGCTGCTGTTGCCAGCAGGCCATCGGATCGGCAGGCTGGCCGGGCTGCGTGTAGAAATCCATGTCGATCACGTCGACGAACTTCGAGCCTGGATAGCTCAACGCAGGGTCGTTCTGGCCTATGTTCGGGCACCACGGGAACACGAAGTCGGGCGACACGCTGCGGAACGCGGTCACGAAGTTCTGGAACGCAGCGATGAACGCGGCCTCCTTCCCCTTCGAGGCCCATTTCATCCACGAGCCGTTGAACTCCCACCCGGTGCGGACGACGATCGGACCCTTGCCCTTCACGGACGAGTGCGCCGCGACGATCCGCGCCGCCTGGACGTACTGCGCGTTCAGGCCGCCGGCTGCGGCGTCGTCGAGCGTCTTGCCGGCCCACAGCAAGGGGATGGAGATGTGCGGCAGGACGCCGGCAGGGGCCGCGACGTCGAGCGCCCAACCGATGCTGCCGAGCCAGTTATCGGCCGCAGACTGCGCGCCGTTCGCATTCTCGCCCGTGTGGATCGCGTTGAGATCCGGGGCGCGACCGACCCACGCCGTATAGGCGCGGATCGCGTCGGCCGAGTTCCCGTTGTATGCGCCGATAAGCATGGCGGTTCCTATGGATAGGCGAAGGCAGATCCGGGGATGTTGCCCGAGTTGCGGATCGCAAGCTTGGCGGCTTGCAGACCGTGAAGGCCGTCCGTCGAAAAGTTGGCCTTCCACTGGCCGGAGTTTCGGGCGCTCTCAACCGGGTCCGCTACCTCGAAAGCCCGCCACATACCGGCCATCTGGTTGTTGCGGATATAGTCGTTGTGGGTGGTGCGTTTCGGGTTGACTGTGGTGTTGACCGACCCGTCCGAGTTGGCGACCGGCGTCAGGGTGGCGAGGCCCACCTTGCCCGTCTGGACGCGGGCCGCGACAAAGGCCGTCAGCGTCTCTACGTTAGTCTTTACCGCCGCGTTCAAGGCGTTGTTGAGGAAGAAGTCGTTGTTGCCGTAGGCAAGGATCGCGTGCGAACAGAAGCGAGCCGCCGCGCCGCGCTTGGCGTACTTGGCGCACCCGTTGGCCGAGGCATTGCCCACCGTGTCGGAACCGGCTGCGGCGTTAATGTAGGGGATGCCGGCAAGGCCGAGGGCACGCGCGATGCCGCCAACGTCGCCCGTCGCGTCTACGGTATCGGCTTGGCCTCGCTGTTCGCTGTCGCCGCCGATGAATACTGATGGGGCCGTTGTGAGGCCCACGATTGCTACGGGGCCATAACCAACGCCGCCCTGCCCCGCCCCAGCCGTGCCGCCCATGGTAAGATCAGGGGTGGTGGTGCCGTACGCGATCTGATCTTCGGCGTGGGGGATGTTCGGGGTAGAGAAGATCACGCCGGACGGGCAGGACTGCCAGACACGGCTGTAGAATTTGGAGCCCTTCAAGATGGGCTGGCGCAGGGTCACGTAATCCGTGAGGCGATCCAGGCCGCTGCCGATCACGCCCGACGTGGCACCGCCGAAGGTAAACTGCGTGATGTTGCCGGCCGTGTCCTCGATAGAGAATGTGGTGGTCATCGACCCACCCGAGGCGGCTTCGCTGCCGTCCTTCGGGTTGTTCTGCGCACCCACCCACCAATTCGCGAGGAGGGCGGCCACGGTGGTCATATTGGTGCCGGCGTAATGGACGTTGCGGGCATAAAGCTGCTTGGCGCTTACCGGGTCTTGGGAAGTTGGGACGAAGGTTCGTGTAGCTACCTGCCCGATGTACGGTGTGATGACAGGCACGCCATCGTCCCCAGCAACGAACCCCCCAGGCGTGAGCTTGAGCTTTACGTCATCGGGCCGGGCCGTCAGCGTCGCGCCGATGCGCGACAGGAAGCACGACTGCCCGCCATCGCGCGCCACAAGGCGACGGTTCAGATCCTGAGCGTCGTACACGTTCCCGTTCGGGAGCCGGATGCCGTGAAGGCTGTCCGGCGTCGACAGCGCTGGCATGCCGTCCGCGAGGCCCAGGCGCGCGACCATAAGCTCGACGTCGTGCGTCTGCCCGTTCGCCAGCTTGATGCGCCCATCCTGGGGGACGGCGGGGTTGGTCGCGTTCAACTGCAGCACGCGGAGCCGAAACGCGGTGATGTCGAACCAAGCCCCGTTCGGAAGCTGTACGGCGTCCTCGTATGCCATGTGCGGCCCTCAGGTTACGACGCGGGACGACTTGACCGCGATCAGGGAGAAACCCGCGCCGGCAGCAGGTTCGGTCGGGAGAAAGCCGGACAGCAAAGCGAGAGCGGCATTCGTGCCAGAGATCACGCCGGACAGCAATGACAGCGTGCCAGACAGCGGCGTGAGCGTGGGCAGTGCCTTTTGCCGCTCGCCGTAGACGATGGCCCCGATGTACTTCCCCTCGTTCGCAGTGCCGACCGCGCCTATGATGTACGAGAAGTCGAAGCGCGGCACGGGTTTGCCCGAGACCTTCACGTTCTGCGCCGTGATGGTGACGCCGGGCGGAAGGTCGAACGCCTGTGTGAAGTTCACCGTCGCGAGACCGTTCGTGTCGAGGACAAGCGGGTCCGGCGGGTTCGGACCCGTCGCGGTCAGGCGCGGGTGCTGATGCATCGCATCCGGCACCGTCTTGCTGCTGCCGAGGACTGGCGTAGACGCCTCGCCGCGCGGCGGGGTCGTCGCAAACGGGATCGCCTGCGCTACGTCCTGCGGCGATATCGGTGCCGTGCCAACCGTCGACTGCGCCATGATCTCATCTCGAAATCGTGAGGAACCCCGCCCCCCTGGCATACACGCGCTGGCCCGACAGTGTCACGTTCGCGTCGGCCAGATCGTCGCCGTCGCTCACAAGGACATGGGCCGGCACGTCGTCGATGGGTGTCGCGGTCGGCGCGGCTGTGTCGATCACGTAGCGGATCGGAGCCGGCCCCGTGGCCTGTATATAGCAGGGCGTTGCGCCGCAATCGGCCCATGCGCCCTGTGATAACTGAACGCGCGTCGTGGGCATGCTGGTCACTCCGGCCGATAGACTGCGTTCTGCGTAGCGTCTAGGCGCTCTCCGCGCAACTCGGCCCGCGTGCGGCTCACATCGCGCGGACCGACAGGCATCGCGAACGTGAGGGCAAGCGCGTCGGCGCGGTCCGGCGAGGCGTGCGCGCCGCCAGTCGTTCCTTCGCGTGCGCGCATCTCGTCCTTGCTTTCGAGCATGATCTTATTGTCTTTGTCGTAGAAGTATTCGCGCGTGGTCAACTGCGCCTGGACAACATCGTCGTCCGGCAGAGCCCCGTTTGCTTCGACCCATTCACGCACACAACCGTACATATACGATCCGCGATTGCGGTACTTCCCATTCGGCGAGCGCCCCCCGAACAGGACCGGAAACACGTTCGGAATTTCAAGCTGCATCAGCCGCTCGGGCACGCCAGCGCCGACACCGCCGCCGTCGATGAAGATCGCGTCGGGGAACTCCTTCAGCGCCAGTTCCGCGATCTTGCCGGCGACGTGCATCAGCCAGTCCCGGCGACCGCCCTCAGGGCGCATGATGATCGGCGGTAGACTGCGCGCATCGTTGCCACGCCGCCGATAGATGACAGTCTCGTCACCGCCGGTATGCCCGATATCGACGCCATATATGAGAGGGTCATATGGGGTTGACTGCGCTTCACGCTTGCGCGCCTGCTCAACATCTTGCGTAGCAATGAATTGGTCTGTCGATTGACGGGGGAACTCACCGCGTATCTTGACGCGGATATAATCACTATCCTCGCCATAGGTCTCGACGTCCTCCGCGAGCTTCGCCTTGTTCGGGATACGCGCCTCTCGACTGTCGACCTTGAACCCCTTGTACAGCCGCGCGATCTTGCTGTTCATGTGGGTATCGTAGAAGTACCCGCTGTTCCGGGTCGCGTTGCCGAACAGGAACTGCATCGGCTCGCCGTCCGTCAGACCGCCGTCCTGCGTCTCGAAGATGTTGCGCTCAATCGCGCTCGCCTCGTCGTTGATGTAGAACGACGTGCTGTCGACCGCGTGCTGGCCGGCAAAAGCCTCGGGCGTCTCCTTCCGCCACGGGATCGCGTCGCATCGCCATGTGCCGGGGTACTGGCGGTGCGTGCGCCGCAGGTTCCCCTTGCTGTTCGTGAAGTTGAACCACCGCTGCGTCAGGCCGCGCTTGTGCCACTTGCCGATCTCGGACCACGTCTTGGTCTCAAGCTGCGGCGACGAGTTCGCGGTCACGATGCCTTTCGAGTGCGGGCGCGTGCTCTGGATGAAATCCACGATCCATGCGACTAGACCCGACTTGCCGACGCCGTGACCCGCCCGCGTGCTGAACCGGATCGGCCGGACCGACCGCGACCCGTCGAAGCCACGCTCGCGGATCTGCTGGCCCCATTCGTCGAGAAAGTCGACCTGCCAGAGATCCGGCCCCGGATGGTGCAGAAGCTCGCCCTCGCCCCACCCGTAATTGTAGAGGACGAACCCGAGGGGATTATCCCACAGGTCCGCCATGTCGTGCGCGAGATCGCGGTCGGAGAGTTCGCTCACGCTTCAGCGTGGCCGATGTCGCCGCGCGGAGGCGGCGCAGGCTCCGGCTTGGACAGGCGTTCGCGCAGGAGATACCCCTCGAACGCCCATATCTTGTTCCGCGCGTTCTCGCGCGAGATCTTCCGCCCGATCTCCTCGTCGAAGTTTTCGGGGCTCGCCGCAGCGCTCTCGCCCGTCACAACGAAGCCGTTGCGCAGTGTCAGGGCGCAAACGGTCAAGGTCGTTCCAGGGAATACGTGGTACGCCTCGCCTGAAATGGCCGCGTCGATGTCGGCCGGCGTGAGGCGCGGAGCCGTCTTGCCCTTGGCCTGGATCTCGACCTCGATGTCTTGCTCGTTCTTCACTGCACAATTCCTTCCCTGCCGTAGTTCGCCTGGACGTCGTCGTTCAGACGCCGCCCGCCCTTGGTTCCGAACGTCCCATCCGGCGAGCGCGGGATCGGCTCGCCCACGCCCTGCATCTGCCCGTCATACCGCTGCGTCACGGGCACGCCGTTCTTGTCGAAGCCGTCGACCTCGAACGCGAACGACACGGCGAGTTCCGGCGTCGACACGGGCGCGCCCGCGAACCCGAACCACTGCTTGATGTCGCAGATCTGGTTCTTGCCGTCCGGCCCCTGGAAAAGCACCTGCCGCCCCTCGAGGTTGATGGCGAGGATGGTCCCGCCCTGGTTCGCGATCATGCCTTGTCCCCCTGTGCCGGCGCAGGGTCCAACCCCGCGCGCTCCCGACGCTTCTTGCGGATCTCTTCCGCAACGTCGACCGTGACCGAGACCTGGGTCTCGCCCGAGATCATCTTGCGGATTTGCGCGAGCTTGCCAAGGGCCTCGACCTTCGGCCAGAGATGCGCCTCCATCTTGAGGACCATCTTCGGGTTGTCGGGGTCGTCGCCCGGCTTGTGCTCGATCTCGCACTTGAACGACTTCAGGCCGGCAAGGGTGACGTCGTCGGCCTCGCTCAAGTCGAGGTACGCCGTCCCGTCCTCTTGCACGCGCATGACCGCGCCGAGGCTGGCGAACGCGATCTTGGCGAGTTCTTCCTCGATCCGCTCCGGCGTTACCTGTAGGCGGCGCAGGCGCTCTTGCTGCAAGAACGCGATCTGTTCGCGCACCTTCGGATCTTGCATCAGCCGGTTGCCGCCGCCTCCCTCGAACCCGGCCTCGCGGTAGGCGCGGGCGACGTTGTTCGTGCGCAGGTACGCCAGGATGAACCGGCGATGGCGCTCCGGCATGACGACGAGTTGGGTCGCGAGGAGTTCTTCGTGTTCGATGCCGTCGAGCGGCGATGCGTCGGCCATGTGTACCCCTGAACGTGAAAGAGCCCCGGCGCGTCCGAACGCATTTCCGGGGCTCAGTGCGGGGATGCCTTGAGGGCACGTTCCCGGCAACTAGGACCGGGTATGGCCGGTGGGGACGTTCCGCATGCCGGCTTATTCAGAGAAACCACCAGCGCTCGCAAACTACCAACGCCGCGCGCAAAAGAAAAGGCCCGCCGAGGCTGTCAAACCGGCGGGCCAGTCAAGGGAGGATATCACCAGGGCTTCCGAACCCATCCGCTCGCGGCCAACATCCGATAACCGCGAACGTCGAGACCCTAGAACGAACGGCCTACCCTGCGCAAGTTCGCCTCCCGCAGCTTGGTACCAGGCACGTTCTTGGCGTTCTGCGAGCGCGTGGCCCACGACAGGTTCACGCGGCGGCAATCGAGCGTGTGGCCGTTGTGGTGGTCCGCCATGTAGTTATCGAGCGGCGGCTCGCCGTGCGCGCGGCGGCAGATCTCGCGATGCAGGAACAGCGTGCGCCCGCCGACCGTCTTGCGCGCGTACATGCCGTCTGGCCGCTGCATGACGCCGGTCTCAGGGCACATATCGCCAGAGCCGTACGTGTGGCACCATAGGCCGGACCCGACCGACAGCGCCCATTCGTAATCCACGCGGTCGACGATGGCGTGGCAGTCGATCCGCGACGACAGGCTGATGAAGCAGACGTCCTCGGGCTGCGGCACCGGCCAGTCGCGCGGGTCGAATGGGTCGAGGTGGATCATCGCAGAGGATATGCGCGACGGATATCGCTGTGCTGCTCCCACATCCAGCGGTCAAGCGCGTCGCTGTACCTTTTCGGCGCGCCCTCCGGCTTGAGCTTGACATGGACGCGGAAGCGGTTCGAGTTGCGATTGCCGCTCAAAGCAACGCGGGCGTCGGCGCGTGTATCAAACCGCACCGGGTTTCGCTCCCCATACAACAGACCGTCAGCACCCTCGCAGACTACAATATTGGACCACCATTCACGCATCCTCATCGACCGCTCCCCCGAAGTCGCGCTCGTCGCGCGTGCGTTGCATCAGGCGGGCCATGGTGGCGACGCCGGCAGAGTTGCGAGGGCGAGCCGGTATGCGCAGCCCGTACACGCGCCGGGCACGGATGGCACCTTCGCAGAGATCACGGCACGCGGGCTCGCCGCTGTTCCGATACATGCACCCGACCTCATGGCACGAGGCGTACACGACTTCGCCCGGATCAATCTCGTTCTCGTTCATCACATCCCCCTCTTAGGTCTAGTCGCACCCGTACCAAGCGCCCGCAGCCGAGCTTCGACGGCAAGCTCGCAGACAGGCCGGCAGGGCATGCCGGTCCTGTTCGCGCGCCCTCGCTCGCACAGGTTCAGTTGGCAGTAGCGGTATCTCTCTGCCGCCTCCCCCTCGAACAACTGCCGCACAACCGGCGCAGACCACGACCCGAGCCGCTTGGCATAGTTCCAGCCGCCGGTTTCCATCACAAATCCCATTGATGCATGACGTATGTCCAACCGAGCGCGGGCAGCTTGGCAAACACCCACTGCCCCGGCTCTGTCTTGATGCCACTCCCACGGCAGATACGCCGCATCCAGTCCGGCCCAAGAATCAACTGCTGCGATCCATGAGGCGGCTTGTCGACCCGTCTTGCTTGAATCTCATCCCCCTATGATTACTCGGCCGCCCGCGCTTTCCATCAGCGGCGACCGTATGCGTCGCGGGCGAACTTGCCCATGAACGCGCCGACCAATGCAAGGACCGCGAACGGCCAGATCCATTCCCACGCCTCGGCCGGGATGCCGCTGTTCCGCATGATCCAGCCGAGAATCCACAAGGCCCCGACGCACACGATAGGCAGAGCCATCATCGCGAGCGCCCCACCGACAATCCACTTCATCCCATCCCCCTATCCAACAGAAACCCCACCCTCCGATAACTTGCCCATCGTGTCAACAGAGCGTTACCGACCGTCTGGTCGGTTTGGGACCGTATTCCTAGCTGTTTTAGTCAAACCCAAAAACCCCCTTTTGTGACACTGCTGTCTCACCCCCTCTCAATTTAACCCCATATTTCTCAATAACTTATACTCTGTGACAAGTGAGTTAGTGTTTTGTAAAATCCTAGGGGAATGAACTACACTTTTAGAGGTATTGGGTATCTCACATATCACGCGCGACTATTGAGTTGCATTTCTAAAAGTGTAGTTCGCGCTATATATACTTTGGTTTGGCGATGTCACAAAGACTGGGTTTCTCCCGTAAGACACTGCGATTGCGAGCGAATTTCTGTGCAGCCGCGCTAACTTTAGCAAACCTGGAGGTTTCAGACGGACACGTGAGAAGCGAAACCGGACCGATTGACACCTGTTTTAGTGTTCGCTTACACGTGAGAAGCGTCTCGGAACACGTGCTTTAGGAAAAAACCATTGTCTCACCTTACTCACCCCGGCTTGTTGACCCGAGCCCAGGTTTCGGACCTGATCCAGCGGTATGCGGACACGTACGACAGCGACGAGGACGCGGCGGAAACCCTCGGGATCAGCGCCGCAACCCTATCGCTGGCGATCCGTGGCGAGACGCGGCTCGGCCCCGTCCTGTTGGAGTTCATGGGCATCCGCAGGGTCGATATGTACGAGATCGACCGCTTGTCCTGCGGGTTCGCGGATGCTATCGCTGATCGGGTTATCCCCAAATCGGTGGAATATGATGACGCGAGAAGAAGTGCTGAAAGAAGCGCGAAGGAGAATCCGGGAGATTGGAAATCAGTCCCGGTTCGCGGAGAGGACGGGCCTGTCGTGCTCGTACGTCTCGGACAACCTGTCCGGCAGGCAACCGCCGGAGCCCGCGTTTCTACACGCCATCGGGTTCGAGCGCGTCGAAAGCTACAGGCCGATAACGCGCCGAGGTCAGCCGCGACAGATCTCGGGCGACGCAAGCGCCTGAACCTCGCGCAGATCCGCGCCCTGGTGAACGAAGGTCGGGAACTCACGGCCGAGGAGAAGCGGGCGGCGTTCCGCACGCTCAAGACCCTGAACCACCCGCACAGCCGGGCGACGGACGAGACCAAGCGAGAGGCGGTCGCCCTGTTCCAGCAGCTTGCCGGCAAGGACTACGAGCCCGCCACTGCCAAGCGGGTTCAGAAGCGACCGCAGGACATCGACCCGCTCGCGATCAAGCGCGCCAAGGGCCGGGTCAAGAAAATGATCGAGGATAGCGGGCTCGTCGTCATCACAGCCGATCAGCCCGCCATGCTTGCCGCAGCCGACGAGCTTGTCCTCGACGGGTACGCGCAGGCGATCAGCGACCGGATCGAGCGCGTGAAAAGCGGCCCGGTCTCAGCAGGATCCGCCACGCGACGCGAGCGCCGCGTTCTGAAAATCACAGGGGACCAGAGGATATGATGACGACCGAAGCCGAAGCGAAGAGAAAATGGTGCCACGCCGCACGTCAGGTTAAGCCCGCGTCAATCCCGGCGGGCACTACCCAATTTGTTGGTGCGAATAGGAAAGAGGACAGCCTCCCAATAGGCACCTGCATTGCCTCGGATTGCATGGCTTGGCGCTGGCGCAGGGATAGGCCCGACATCGCCGGCAACCACGGATACTGCGGTCTTGCGGGCCGCCCAGAATAAACATCAGGGGACCAGAGGATATGACCATGAGCACGAATAACCAGCCGACCGATCAGCAACTTCACGCTGCGATGGACGCTTTCTACCCCGGCGAGAACTGGCGCGAGGTTCTCGGTCCCGCTCTTGAGACGTCGCTCAGGGACATGCGCGCCGCCCTGATCGCAGCCGCTCCGTCTCGACCGGATCATGCGGGAGGGGTGGAAGCCGTAGCACAGCGAGCCTACGAGGCATTCTACGCTAATATCGAAGTAAGGGGCTGGCTAGAGATCGGAGAGGAGTACCGGCAGTCTTGGCGCGCAGTCGCCGTGGCTCTCACCTCCGCCCAGGCACCGGACAAGGCGGACGAGCGGGAGGGGATGAAGCCGCTTCAGGCTTTCAAGAAATGGAAGGCTGAGGTTGGCTATGCGAGCCCTAGCTTCATTTCGTTTCAGGCCGGGTTCTTGGCCGCACTCGCTCATCAGCCCACCGGGACCGAGGCGGGCCGGGGCGGCATGTGGCTTGTCGACTTCCTGCGCGAGGCGTTCGACGAGGGCGCAAATGCCGCCAGCGCCTTTGACCGGAAGCCAAAAGAGAAACGCTGGTCGGATTACGCGAACGAGGCGTTCAACGCCTTTTGGCTTGAGGAGCAGGATCGTCTCGCCGCCACCCCCGCGCCGCCCACGCCCGACAGCACGACGCAGGGTGACGGGACGAGCCAGGAGGGCACGATCGGACCCCGCACCATCACGACGAGCCGGCAGACGTGCGAGGGGTGCCCATCACTCGCGCTGAAGGATTGGTCCTTTATGGGCGAGAACGATGACTTGGACAGCGGTACGAGCGCAAAATGCTCTGCATCCGCCGGTAAGAGCATCACCGCGTATTGGTCTGTTCTGAGCACGACACCGGATTGGTGCCCAGCACTTTCCCCCGTCCCTGCGGATCGGGAGGGCGGGCGGTGAGCGGCGATAAGACGTCTGTCGTCATGCCGGAAGACGAGTGGTTCAAGCTCTGCGCCAAGCAATGCCGAGCCCGGCGCAAGCAGTACGGCGGCACTCGTGCGGATTGCCTTGAGGAGTTCGCATGCGGTGTGTGCCCTGAGTGCGCGGACGATGCGATTGACCGCGCACCGGCAAAATACCGGACCACGAAAGCCGAAGCCGATCTCTACGACAGCTTGCCGGGGTTGTGACATGAGCGAGAACCCCACACCCCCGGCCGTCTCGGAGGCGGTGCGCGAGGCGGTGGCGCGCCCGAGCCTGTTTGAACAGTTGCGCGAGGCAGCGCAGCAGGAGGCCGCCGCGCATCGGCTTTTCACCGACATGCGACATGGCCCTCACTACGAGGCTATGAATACTGAGAACACACTGTCGTGGAAGGCCGCCTCGGAGATCGCCCGCCTCACGGGAGAGCGGGACGCGGCGCGCGAGGCCGTCGCGCTCTGCAACAACTCGTTCGGCAGCTACAGCTTCCACCTGAACCCGCACCCTGCCGAGCAAATCGAAAAGATCAAGGCGCAGGCTCGCTCCGAATGGCAGCGCGCCGAAGCCGCCGAAGCCGAGACCGCTCGTCTGCGAGCCGAGAACGACGACCTGATGCAGTCTCTTGCGCGAGCCGTCCTCGAGATCGCGAGCCTGTCGCGCGCCCCCGCCCGCGCCGCCCTTACCAGCCAGGAGAAGCCCAAGACGGGGGAGAACTTGACACGCGGGGCAAGTTAGCGGATGTTCAACAAGCCGACGTTCCGAGAAGGGCTTCTGTCCGACGCGGATCACTACGCAGAAGCGGCGCGAGCGCAGCGCCGTCGAGCGGATAGGGCGGCAACACCCGGCTTGCGCGGCGAGTGTATCGCGCGAGCCATCTTGTACGAGGACAAGGCGCGGAAGTGCCGGCAGCAGGCCCAGGGGATCAAGAGATGACGACCACCGAAACCCACCACAACTACGCCCCTCTGTTCGACGAGCGCGAGTTCACGCGCAAGCTCGTCTATGACCGCCAGTTCATCGACCTGTCAGAGCGCTACGACCCTATCGAGGCGACCATCGACGCGCGCCTCGAACCCTGCCGGCTCGATGCCGTCGAGAAGATCTGCCTCGCCGTCGCGTTCTTCGGCGCGTCCGGCATGGCGCTGGCGGCTTGGCTTGCCTGATCGCGCACAAGAGGCGTAATCCGAACGATCAGGGGACAGGCGGGGCGACGTGGCGAAGTTCGACACAGACGAGATCAGGCGAAACGTCGCCCTGTCCGACTATCTCCCAACGCGCGGGATCACGATTAAGCGCGACGGCAGCGAGTGGATCGCGTGTTGCCCTTTCCACAGCGAGAACACCGCGTCGTTCCAGATCTACCAAGGCGGGAAGGGCACGCAGGAGTTCAAGTGCCAGGGCTGCGGCGTGTCCGGCGATGTGATCCAGTTCGTTGAGCAATGGGACGGCGTCGAGTTCGTCGAGGCGTGCAAGATCCTAAACGGCAAGCGCACCGGCAGCGACCGCGCTCCGGCCTCGCAATCCATCGACAGGGTCGATTTCTATGCGGCGTGGGTCGCGAAGATGCCGCCCGAGGACGCGCCCGCGATCAACGCCGGCAAGAGGACGCCGCCGCTGTTCAACCCGAAGCGGGTCGACAAGCCGGTCACGGCGTACGTCCCGAGCATGGTGTTCCCCTACCGCACCAAAGAAGGCCGCCTGATCGGGTACGTGTTGCGGGTCGACCTGCCGGACCGCAAGATTACGCCCTGCATCCTATGGTGCGAGAACACGCAGACAGGCGAGACGGGCTGGTGTCACCGGCCGATGGCGCAGAGCGGACGCCGGCCGTACGGCGTCGAGCGGCTGGCGCTTAAGCCGTCCGCGCAGGTGATGATTTTCGAGGGCGAGAAGAAGGTAGACGCCGCCGTTCGACTGCTGCCTGGGATCGTCCCGCTGGCGTGGGTTGGTGGAACACAGAACGTCGGCAAGACCGATTGGAGCCACGTCGCCGGGCGCGAGGTCATCATCTGGCCGGACAACGACGAGCCGGGCGAGAAGTGCGCCCTCGAGCTTGCCGGCCTCGTCTCGGCCGCAGGTGCACGTACGGTCAAGGTTATCGAGCGTCCGGGCGAGGACAAGCCGAAGGGCTGGGACATCGCCGACGCCGAAGAGGAAGGCTGGTCGACGAAGGAGTGCGTCGCCTGGGCTCGCCCACGCGCCCGCCTGTGGCCTTTCGCGGACGAGACGGCCGAAGCAGCGCCGGCAGAGCCGGAGGCCGCTACGGACGAACCTCGCGAAGATGACGCCCGGTTCAGCGCGCCGCCTGCCGAGCCCGAGACGCACGTCGAGATGCGAACAACCGACAACGTCGTCCCGCTCCCCGTGAAGAAGCGCAAGCCGCCGTCCGACACCGGGCCGTCCGAACGCATATCGGGTGACGTGTGGCGGCACCTGATCTTGACCGAGGACAGCGCCCCCAAGCCCAAGCTCATGACAAATTTCGTCGCCATGCTCACGCACCACGACGAGATGCGCGGCGTACTCGCGCAGAACAGCTTCGCGCATCAGGCGATGTTGATGCGCCGGCCGCCGTGGGAGGCGGGCAAGGGGGCATGGTCGATCCGCAAGTTCGGAGACCACGACACGACGATGGCGATGTCGTGGCTCGAGAAGTGCGGGCTGCAACCGACCCACTCATCGGCAGGCATCGCCGCTATGGCAGCGGCGCAGGCGAACGAGTTCAACCCGGTCCGCGACTACCTGTCCGGTCTCGAATGGGACGGCGTCCCGCGCGTACAGGGCGGTGAGGGCGTCACGCCTTGGCTTACCGAGTACCTTGGCGTCGCGATGTCGAACCACGGCGTCGAGCGAGCGTTCGGCATGCGTTGGCTGATCGCCGCCGTGGCGCGGAACCTGTCGGATAAGCCGGCAGGAGAGAAGGTCGACAACATGCTCATCATCGAGGGTGCGCAAGGCAAGATGAAGTCGACTGCCCTCGAAGTCTTGGGCACGATGAACGGCGAGCGCTTCTTCACCGACGACGTGGGAGACATAGGCAGCAAAGACGCCGTGATGCAGCTACAGGGTAACGTCATCGTCGAGATTGCAGAACTCGACGCACTGAACAAAGCCGACGCCGAGACGATCAAGAAATGGGTCGCGCGCAAGGTCGACGCGATCCGCCTTCCGTACGGCAAGATCGTTGTCGACATGCCGCGCCGTTGCGTGCTGGCCGGCACCGTTAACCCGAGCGGGCGCGGATACCTCAAGGATGCGACCGGAGCCCGCCGGTTCTGGCCTGTGCTGGTCAAGGGCGACATCGACATCGCCGGCCTCACTCGCGACCGGGATCAGCTATGGGCCGAGGCCGTCCACCTGTACCGCCAGGGCGAGCCCTGGTGGTTGCAGGGCGAGGAAGTCGAGCACGCCGCAGCCGTCCAGGCGCTCCGCTACTCGGATGACCCGTGGGCGCACCGGATCGACGAGTACCTGTCGACGGCGCTGGATAGCACGCTGATAACGACCGGCGTCATTATGACCAAGATCCTAGAACTACCGGTTCACATGCAGCGGGACGAGCACGAGAAGCGCGTCGTCGCCCACCTGAAAGCGCGCGGGTACGAGAGTTTTCGCAAGCGCGTCGGGCAGGTTCAGGTTCGAGCATATCGGAAGGTCGAGAAGTGAAGCACAGCCTCACGAACCAGATCAGCACCCTCGACGCGCTAGAGCCGCGCCTGTCCCGCATGTTCGGCCCGCCGTACGAAGACGAGCGGATGACGGAGTACCGACTAGACGTGATGCGATCCGTCCGCGCGACGCTGGCGTTCATGCAGGAGCACGAGGCTGTAATTCGCGAGGCGGTCCGTCTTGACCGAGAGAAGAACGCCGCGTAAGCAAGACGCCAGGGTTTTAGAGCCCTCTTCTAGTCCCCCTGGAAGTAGACCCGCCGGATGCCCCCGCACCGGCGGGTCTTTCGTTTCAGGGTAGCGCAGGGCGGTCGCAAGCCCGAGAAGCGGCGAGAGCAAGCCCGGCATACCGGAAGTTCTCTTTGCGCTCGTACGGAGATATTAAGTCGCGCAAAACCCACAAACGGTACACGCGATGCCACGACGCGCGGTTAAGTTCTGCGAACCCTTGCGCAGTAGTAAATGGCACCCACCATTGGCTATCAAGACCGCGCCGCTTCTGTTCGGCCCAATACCGCTTGTTCAATATGCGCCCGACGTCCCCATCGGTCACGCCTTCCCGATCCATCCGTCTACTCATGCCCCGCCCCCTTGGTGAAACAGCGCCTCGCCTTCCTCGACGCTGCGCACTATGCCCGCGATACCGCCTGCCGCGAGGACAGCCTCGCAGAACGCCGTCTGCTCCTTCGTCGTCGCGGTCCGGCCGCGCTTGATCTCGACGGACGTGAACACCGCGACCGTCTGCCCGACCATCTCCGGCGTGATCTCGCGCCGAGTCCAACCGATGATGTCGCCGGACCCGACGCAGAGGCCGGCATGCAGCGGACGCGCGTTCCCGAGCGTCACCGTCTCTTCCGTCTTGCGCAGCAGCTTGCCGACCCACCCGACGCCGACGTTCTGCCGGAACCAGCGGTGCCCGGCCTTGCTCGCGCGGAGCAGTAGCGGGTTCATGAGATCTTTTTCAGACATCAGCGCTGCAACTCCCGCTGCGAGCGCTCGCTATCATGGCGAGACGCCGCTCCCCCCTAGCGATGCGGGCCTCGTCACCGCTTTCGGCGTCAAGCCGAGCGCAGTGTTCGAGCGGCCCGTATCTATCCGTCAACACCGCGCCTGCCTGGATCGCGAGGGACTTCTTCGCCTTAGCAATATCGAAGTGTACCCACGACGCGGCCTTGTGCTTGCCAAAGCTTAACTCGGGGTGCCCCTGTATCCATTTCCTTTGAACTCCGATGCGGTCGACAATCGCCAGAAGTTCCGGCAAGGTGTCGGCCCACAAGTGGCACATCTTCATGCGGCCGAAGCCGTGCTCGACGTCGTCGACATAGACCGCCATCTCGCTATCTCCTCATCGCCGCTGCCTGTTCCTCGCGCCAGCGTGGCGCGCGGTCTTTGTTCCTCTGCTTCGCCTCCCACACATGCCGCGCCCAGGCTTCCGGCTTCTCGTACCCGCGAGCCCGGCCGACCGCCACGTAATCAAGCATGGTCTGGCACGCAGCCTCTTGCGCGGCCCGCATGCGGCGAAGCTCCTTCGGGTCGACGGCGACAAGCTCGTCGTCGGTCTCGTCGAGGACGCGCTCCGGCCCACCGAACGGCTCGCCGCAGTTGGAGCACTTGATCGAGCCCGCGCGGCACTGCGCGAAACAGGACAGGCACACGCGCGGCGTCGGCGCGGTCGGAGCGCTGGCGAGCTTCTTCGCTTTCTTCTTGCCCTCGATAGTCCAGGCGCGCTCGTCGTCTGGCAGGCCGTGGCGCATGACGTTCCCGGCGTGGTCGAGGATGACCGCCGGCTCGTCCTTCGGCCGCAGCGCGCGGCCCACCTGCTGCATGTACATCGCGAGCGATTGCGTCGGCCGCGCCAGGATAACGGCTTCGATGGTCACATCCCTGCCGGCCTGCGCCGCCAGATCGTACCCCTCGCCTAAGAGCCCGACGTTGCAGATGACGTCGATCTCCCCAATTGCCATGCCGACAGCCGCGCTCTTGCGCTCGTCCCACGTCGACCCCCCGTCGATATGGACGGCCGACACGCCGGCAGAACGGAACTTCGCGGCCATGTGCTGCGAATGAGCGATGGTCACGCCAAACGCGACGGCGCGCTTGCCGGTGGCGAGCCGCTGGTAATGGCCGACCATGTCCCCGACGAGCGTGTCCTTGTCCATCTCGGCCGCGATCTCGTCCGTCTTGAAGTCGCCGCCGCGCGACCCGATACCGTCGAGGTTCGGGGCGGACGGCGCGAACGCCACGTACCGCGACAGGAACCCTTCGCCGATCAGCCACTCGACGGACGGGCCGAGAACGATCTCCTGATAGAACTCGTCGAGGCCCTTACCGTCTAGTCGCTCCGGCGTGGCGGATACGCCGACGACCTTGCACCCCTGATCGACCAGCCACCGCAGGACCTTTAACCAGGTGCCCGCGCAGCTATGGTGCGCCTCGTCGACGAACACGACGGTCGGGAGCCGATCCTTCGGAACGCGCTCAATGCGCGTCCGCAGGGTGTCGATGGCGCACACCTGCGCGTCGGCCCACGGGTTCCAGCGTCGGCCGGCAGCGATGAACGCATGGTCTACGCCGACGCGCGCGAGCGTCTTGGACGTCTGATCGACGAGGAAGTCGCGGTGCATGATGAACCAAGGGCGGCCGCCTTTCGCGACCGCGGCCTTCATCATGTACGCGACGACCTGCGTCTTGCCTGCGCCGGTCGGGGCCTGAAACAGGACGGCGCTCGAACGCCGGAGCGCGGCGCGGATCTTGTCGACCCCCTCAAGCTGGTATTCGCGGAGCCGGATCTCCTGCGGCGCTGTCGTGTCAAGCATTATCGGTCGCGCCCCACTGCTCTGCCATAGCCTTAGCAATACCCGAGTAAGTTCGGCTCCGTTCCTTCCAACGGTCAGGCCCCGGCTGCGCGTAATGGATACGAGGCTCACGCCCTGAAACGATATCTGTTGCAACTAACTTTGGCAGACCCTTTAGCCAAAGGCAGGTCTTTTTTGTTTCGCCATGACCAAATTGCCAAGGCTGTATTATCTGATCTGGTTTTCTTATTCTTGATGATATAACTGAAACCGGATTTTCGATTGCTATTCTTTTGAAAGGAAGATCCATAAGCTTTTGCACAAAATGCAGTGCTTCTTCTTGCTCCTCCTTTTTATCCTTGAACCATCTCGCCCCGCTAATTGAAAGGTGCGTGCATGGCGGGTGCGCGATAACAAGATCCCACCCCGCTTCCCACAACCGCTGCTCCGGCTTGAGAGGAGCGCCGCCGATGGCGGCAACAAGCGCGTCGCCTTGGATATGCTCCCCGCCATCTTCTGCCGGCAGCAGGTCGCAAGACCAGGCGTCGTGACCAAGCGCGCGAAACGCACGGCGGACCGTTCCGCTGAACTCACATGCCACAAGGACGCGCATCAGACTTCCCCCATCTCACGCCCGCACGTCGCGCACGTCGCCGGCTTCAGAATACCCTTCAGCACGTCGCGCGGAATGCCAGCCGTGTCGACGGCCAGCAAGACGCGATCGTTGTACTGCGGGGGCACTTCGCCGGGCGAACCGTAGGACTTGCCGTGTCCGTTCACGCCCTTGCGCCAGCGCGAGGCCACGGTCGGGTTGATGCCGGAGAGTTCACAAAAACGTGTGAACCCATTGTTGCGCCTCCGCACCGCGCCCTCTCGCGTCGGCCTGCGGTTCGTCGCGAACAACTGGAACAGCCTCTCGGCCGGGTTGTCGAACTCGTCCATCTCGTCGCCCCTGAATTTCGGTTCGGATACCGTAAGCGAACTTGACACGCGGGGCAAGTTCGCCTCATGTGAGGTCGGGACTAGAAGGAAACAGCGATGAAAACGACCCAGGAAATTCTTGACGAGATCGAACGCCGTGGCTTCAAGGTCGCGGCGACGCGGGCGCATGGTGCTTCAGGGGCTCGCGCTTGGGTATGCCGTATCGACGCCCCAGGAGAGGACGGCTTCCGGTATCGCTTCGGCAGCAGCTTCGCGGCTGCGCTGATAGCCGCATACGAAGCACTCCCGGTGGAGGTGCGGCTTTGATCCGCTACCATCACGATCTCGTTCAGGGAACTGACGAGTGGTTCGCCGCGCGCTGCGGCTTGCTCACCGCTTCCGAGATGAAGCACATCATCACGCCGACGCTCAAGATCGCGTCGAACGAGAAGGAGCGCTCGCACCTGTACGAGCTACTGGCGCAGCGGATCACGCGCTACGTCGAGCCGTCGTACATCAGCGATGACATGCTTCGCGGCATGGCAGACGAGGTTGACGCCGTCGCCCTGTACGAGAAGCACCACGCCCCAGTCGAGCGCGTTGGGTTCGTCACGAACGACGGCGTGCCGGAAGATGGGCCTGCCGTTGATGGATGGGGCTTCACCATCGGGTACAGCCCTGACGGTCTCGTCGGGGATGACGGCCTCGTCGAGGCGAAGTCTCGCCGGCAGAAGTACCAAGTCGAGACGTTCGTCGTTCACGTCCTCGAAGGCACCACGCCGGCCGACTATATCTTGCAGGTGCAGACTGGCATGCTTGTGACGGGCCGCGCTTGGTGCGACCTGATCTCATACTCTGCCGGCCTGCCTATGGCGGTCATGCGGTGCGAGGCGGACCCGGTCGTTCAGCAAGCCATTCTGAACGCCGCCGCCGCGTTCGAGGATCGGCTTAAGCAAGCCCGCATCCGGTACGACGAGGCCACCATCGGCGCGCCGATGACCGAGCGTCGCGCGCCAGAGCAGGAGATGGTTGTATGAACGGCGTCGATATGTCGAAGTTCGTCATCCCGAAGTCGGACCAACTTAACGCCGACGATCTGATCGCCGGGCCGCGCACCATCACGATTACGAAGGTATCAGGCACGAACAACGCCGATCAGCCCGTTTCCGTTTACTTCGAGGGCGACAACAACAAGCCGTACAAGCCCGGCAAATCTATGCGGCGCGTCATGGTTGCGGCTTGGGGTATCGACGCTTCGCTGTACGTCGGCCGTCGCATGACGCTCTACAATGACCCAGCCGTTATGTTCGGCGGCATGCAAGTCGGAGGCGTTCGCATCAGCCACATGAGCGACATTGAGCGGGAGCTAACCATGCTCTTGACCACAACCAAGTCGAAGCGGTCGCCGTTCACGGTCAAGGTATTGCGCGAGGATGCGCCGCGCATCAGCAACAAGGAGCGCATGTTCGCGTCCGCGCGGGCTGCGGCCGGCAAGGGGACTGAGGCGCTGGCGGCGTTCCGCAAGGGATTGCAGCCGGTAGCGGCCGAAGCCCTCGCGCCGATCCTCGACGAACTCATTCAGACCGCGAGCGCGGTCGCAGGAGATCCGCCACACGACCCGAAGACGGGCGAGGTCGGGGGACAGGGCGGCGTCGATCACGACGACGTCCGGATCTAACCAGAGAAGCAGGAGCACACCCACATGGCAAAGCGTGAACACGGCTACGTCCTCGACGTGAAGATCTTCGTCCCGGTCGACCGCAAGAGCCTGTCCGACACCCGCGCCAAGGCCGACGCGGTCGAGGCTGCGGCCACGGCGAACGACCTGTCCGGCCTCGTCGGGCAATCGGACGTGATGTCCGTCAAGCACCGCTGGACGAGCCGCGAGGCCGCCGTCGTCGAGGCGGCCCAGCAGCCGACGCAGGCCGACGTCGAGGCCGCCAGCGCCGGTCAGGCGGGCGAGGTCACGGTCGACACCGCGCAGCCGGTCCCCGAGGAGCCGCAGGAGACCAGCCACCCGAGCACGGGCGAGGAGCAGGTCGCGGCCACAGAGGACGCCGCCACCGGCCGCAAGCGCAGCCGCGCGGCCTGAACCATCGGGGCGGCTCCGGCCGCCCCGCGACAGCAGGAGGGACACAGGATGACATCGTTTTTATCAGACCCCTTCGGGTTTCGTCGCCGCCGCGAGGCGCGCGAGCGCGCAGAACGCGCGAAGGAACTGGCGCGCCGCGAGCAGAACTACGTCGCGGCTGAGAACAGGCGCAGGGCCAGAGCAGCGGCCGGCATGGTCGACAGCGGATACACGCCGCCGTCGCCTCTCATGGACCCGCTGTCGCCGCTCAACCCGGCCTCACCCCTGTCGATCTATTCACACAGCGTTCCGAGCTATGACACCGGACCGTCGCACTGCCATTCAAGCGACAGCGGATC